TAACTGTTTCTATTAAGTAATAAAATAGTTTAGAATAAATCGTTCGTTTTACCTGTTTGAACGGATTAAGTATATATAGAGAGTAAAATAGTTCAGAACTCTTTTTAGAGAGTTCTTCACTCTGTTACAGTATACTGTACAAACATACATCTGTATGGCGGGGGGACTCTGCCACAAAGGAGATAAACGTGGCAACACCAGCGCACAAGGGATTTAAAAAGGGTGGAGAGCATCACCTCGCAAAGGAAGTAACCCAGGCCAAGGCAGATGTTATTGCTAGGGTCAAAGAGGGTGTACCTGTCCAAGCCGCCATGGTTGCGGCGGGTAAGAAACCAGATACGGTCCGCCAATGGATGAACCGTGACCCTGAGTTCGCCCGTGCCTTAGAAGAAGCCAAAGAGCAGGGTAGTAAGCAATCCTTTACCGCCATGGGCGTTGAGAAGGAATCTATCCCATTTGCCGATTTCTCTAAGATGTTTTTTGACCAGACGGTCTTTCCCCATCATCAAGACTGGGTAGACCTACTGGAGGGTAAGGAACCTTCATGGCTCCACCCCTCTATGATTTATGAGCCAGGCGAGAACAATCGCTTGCTGGTGAACGTGCCACCTGAGCACGCTAAGTCCACGGTCATTACCGTGAACTACCCGACTTACCGCATCGCTCTCAATCCTAACATCCGCATCATCGTGGTATCGAAGACATTGAATAAGGCACGCGAGTTCGTATATGCTATCAAGCAACGATTGTCACATCCCCGCTGGCTCAAACTGCAGACCGCTTATGGTCCTGAGGGCGGTTGGAAACAAGACGCTGATACTTGGCGTACCGATACTGTCTACCTTGGGGGCGATGCGCGTAACTCTAGCGAGAAGGACCCAACCCTTCAGGCGCTAGGTATGGGTGGTCAGATTTACGGTGCCCGTGCAGACCTCATCATTCTTGACGACTGCATCACTACTGCCAATGCCCACGAGTGGGATAAGCAGATGGACTGGTTGCAGAAAGAAGTTATTACCCGTCTGGGCAAGAATGGTAAGTTACTAGTTGTAGGGACACGGATTGCCGCAAATGACCTTTATAAAGAACTTCGTAATCCTAAGCATTGGTCTGGTGGTCGGACTCCGTTTACTTATATGGGTATGCCTGCTGTACTTGACTATGCGGAGGAGACGGAAAATTGGGTTACGCTCTGGCCTGAATCAGATGTTGCCTGGGATGGCGACTCTGATGTACCTAAAGAGAACGGGTACTATCCCAAGTGGGATGGGCCAGCACTCTTCAAGAGACGCAGCGAAGTTACACCTTCGACATGGGCTTTGGTATACCAGCAAGAAGACATTCAAGAAGACTCCATATTCCCGCCTGCACTCGTGCAAGGAGCGACCAATGGGATGCGCAAGCGAGGACCGCTAAAGGCTGGTGCTGCTGGACATCCACCTCAGGTTGAGGGTTTACATACTGTAATTGGATTTGACCCTGCTATGGCAGGTAATGCTGCATTTGTTGTAGTTGCGTACAACAGAGCAGACGGAAAGATTTACGTGTTGGATTGTGTCAACATGGAAGAACCAACACCACAAAAGATTCGGGCGACAATTGAAGAACTGGTTATCAAATACAAACCGCAAGAGTTCCGCGTTGAAATCAACGCCCACCAAAAAGCCTATTCCCTTGACGAAGAACTACGGGGGTGGCTCGCTGGATACGGCGTACGCCTTGATGCTCACTTCACAGGGAAAAATAAATGGGACACTTCTTTTGGCGTTGCGTCAATGTCTAACCTCTTTGGCACAGTCCGCGAAGAGAAGTTCCAGAAAAACAACATATTAGAATTACCTTCATCTGAAGGTTCTGAAGGTATCAAAGCCTTAACTCAGCAACTACTAACGTGGAAACCTGAGACTAGGGGTAAGACCGATACCGTCATGGCTTTATGGTTTGCCATCATTCGCATCCGCGAACTGATGCAATCTGCGAGCCGAACATCGCAGTACGCAAACAATCGCTGGGCAACTCGTGCTCAGATGAACCAACGCCTTGCAGTAAATCTCGATGAGATGTTTGCAGAGCAATGGCAAGAAAACTTCGGATAAGGAAAACAAATGCCAGTACCAATTATAGCAGCAGGAGCAGCAGCAGTTGCTGCGCGTCTTGCAGCAAAAAAGTTAGCGCAAGAAGCAGCAAAAAAAGCCATAAGAATTAATACTTCTGCGGCAAAAGGTAGAACTATTGGCTCACCCGTTGCTGGAGTAAATTCAAAAGGAAAACTTAAAGTTGTAGAATATATGACTGGCAACACAGTTAAAGGTAAAATAAAAAATATTAAAGATACCGCTCAATTGGTTGAACATAATGCTGGGTCTTCTAAAAAAATTACATCTCTTAAATACCCTCCTAAAAATTTAAGAAGTATAAATAGCAGGACTAATAAACCTATTACTTCAAAAGTTCCAGTAAAACCAAAAGCCAATCGTACTCGTTCTGGCAATAAAGCAAAATAATTTTTTAATTAACCGATGGGAAACTAAAATGGCAAAAAGAGATGTTAAAGTAATACCAGCAGGTAGTAAGCCACTTACACCAAAAACTATTGAAGCGGTACGCCGTGCAGAAAATCAACGCATTGCTGCTTCACAGTCAAGAATGCAAGCAATGAAAGCACAAGCCCAATTAGGTGTGGGTCACAGAGATAGAGTAGATGGGTTTAAAGACGTACCCCGTAAAACTGCTGGTATCGCTGGCAAGAGTGGAGCAAAAGTTGCTAAAATTTTTAAGCCAATGGGTGGCGCTGGCCTTGGTGGACTTTTTGGAATCAAAAACAGATAATTTTTTAACCAATCGTTAGGACAATAATGGCATTAACAATAGAGCAGGTAACGGCACGGGTTGAATCCCTTCGTTACCGTAATCACGAACGTGATGCACGCAACCTTGATGTACTTGCTGTACGTAAAGGAAAGATTGCTCAGGTATATCCTAACTTCTTTCCAGAAGGTGTTGATGCTAACGTAGTAGCAAACTTTATTGACATTGTTGCTCGTGACTTATCTGAAGTTATGGCTCCGCTTCCAGCGGTTAACTGCTCTGCAGCCAATCAAGTATCTGATAGAGCACGTACCTTTGCTGACAAGCGTACTCGTATTGCTTCTAACTATTTTCAACACTCAGACCTAGCAGTACAGATGTACTCAGGTGCTGACTGGTACCTAACATATGGATTCGTCCCATTCATTATTGAATTAGACGATGAAGCAAAACTGCCACGTATCCGCATAGAAAATCCTATTGGGGCTTACCCAGAGTTTGACCGCTATGGACGTTGTGTGGCATTTGCTAAGCGTTACTCTTTGACACTTGGAGAACTAGTATCTCAGTTCCCAGAGTATGATAGAGAATTGCTTGGAGAAGATGGTTACAAGCAGGACCTTAATGCACAGATTGAAATGATTCGTTACTACGATAAAGACCAATCTATCATTTATGTACCACGCAGAAGTAACCTAGTTCTTTCTCAGGCTGCTAATCCGCTTGGCAAGATGATGGTTGTTGTAGCACGTAAGCCATCTATTGATGGTGAACTACGTGGACAGTTTGATGATGTACTAGGCATTCAGTTGCTGCGCAACCGATTTGCATTACTTGCAATGGAAGCAGCAGAAAAGTCAGTACAGGCACCAATTGTTCTACCACAAGATGTACAAGAACTTATGCTTGGTGGAGATGCTGTTATTCGTACAGCCAACCCAGCAGGTGTTCGCCGTGTAGAACTTACTTTGCCACAGGGTGCATTTACAGAACAACAGGTTCTTAACCAAGAACTACGTGTTGGCACACGATACCCTGAATCTCGTACTGGAAACATAGATGCTTCTATTGTTACTGGTCAGGGAGTACAGGCTCTTATGGGAGCCTTTGATACGCAGGTTAAATCTGCGCAAGCAATCTTTGCTGCAACACTTCGGGACATTATTAGTATTTGCTTTAATGTAGATGAAATGATTTACCCAGAAGAAAAAACAATTCGTGGAGTAGATTCAGGTTCACCTTATGAAATTACATACAAGCCAACTAAAGACATCAAGAGCGATTATTCTGCTGATGTTCGTTATGGCATGCTTGCTGGTCTTAACCCAGCGCAAGGTCTTATCTTTATGCTTCAAGCACTTGGAGGAAAACTCATCAGCCGAGATATGGCTATGAGAGAACTACCATTTACAGTTAATGTTACACAAGAATTAGAAAAGATTGAAATTGAAGAAATGCGCTCTGCGCTACTTGGTTCACTTACGGCATATACACAAGCAATTCCACAGATGGCTACTCAAGGTCAGGATGCTTCAGATGTAGTCCGTAAGATTGCTGCGGTAATAAAGGCTCGTCAAAAGGGACAAGCATTAGAAGATGCAATAGAAGAAACCTTTGCTCCGCAGCAACAGGTTCCTCCTGCTGGTGAACCAACTAATACGGTTGAGCAAATGTCCCCTGCTCCCGCTGGTCCGCCAGCAGGAGGTTCTCCAATGCCAGAAGCACCACAGGCTAGACCAGATTTGCAAACAATGTTAAGTAGTTTAAGCGGTGGTGGACAGGCAAGGTCAGCAGTAAGTACTACTAGAGAACGAGCAATTTAAGGAGTAATCATGGCAACATCTCGTAAGAGAACAGTTAAAACAGTTGCTGATGAAGGTTACTCAAAGTTAGACCAGTATGCAATTGAACTGCATGAGTTTTTTAAATCATTACGCAGAGCAGGATTTAGCGTTGATAATGCTTTGTATATTCTTTCTGCAAAACAAGCATATCCTGAATGGATGCAAAATGTATCAATTGAAGATATTAGAAAACATATAGAGGATGAGGAGGACGAGTAATGGCAGAAGTATCAGGACCAGCATCACAGTCTAAACGTACAGACTTGGGTGTGCTTAAACAAAGTACAAAGCCAATACAAGCCACTCAACCAATGCAGTCATACACTGGTGGCGAATACGGTAATAATAAATCTATGGCAATGCAACAGTCTGCTGCACCATTAGCAGGTAGTCCAACACCAGCAATGCCAACAATGCCAGAAATGCCACCAATGGTGGGATTAGATGCGCCAACACAATTTCCAGATGAACCTCTTTCTTACGGTGCAAACTATGGTGAAGGTCCAGGACTAGATACTTCAGGTATACGCGGCATGGGTCAACCTACTATAAGAGAAGCGGTTTATCGTGCAATGCAGTTTGACCCTAGTGGAGAATTAGAAGCGATTTATAACAGATTGAACCAATAATGTCAGGTCTTTATCCAAATAAATTACCTGCTACATCTAAAAACTTTAATCCAAAATATGTTGAATATAACCCAGGTCTTTACGCTGCCATAAATGCGGGACAACCATCACCAGAAGATGCTTTTCAAATGGCTGAGATTCAGTATCTTCAAGCAAAACATGCTGAACTAAACAACATGAAAAACATAAATGCTGCTAGAAAACAATTTTCAGAACTTGCACCTGATATAAAAGAAAATATTGTAAAGTTAAATCCTGACTATGAATATCAGGCTGCTCCTACCTATCTAGCCCGTGTTGGAGAAAGTCTAGGGGGCGTAAAAAACTTTGCTTTGTCACCTTTTCAAACAACAGGAAAATTAATAACTGGTCTTTATAATACAATATTAAAGACACCTTATAATATAGTAACTGGTGCTGCAGAAGAATTTGTTAAAGATGTAAAAGCAACAGATTTAAATACTGCTATGGGTCAAGTTAATTTTCCTGCCGCTGCATCTTATCTAACAACTGCAAAGTCTTGGCAAACTGCATGGACTGGTAAAGATAACTGGCGTGAAAATGATGTTAGAGTTATTGATGAAACTCATGGCAAAGGTTTATCTGCATTAATTCGTGGACAAATAGATGGCAAAAAGCCAGGAGACATCTACCGTGAATACGGTGGATATAGTTATGAAATGCAAAGTGCAATTAGTGCACAAAGTGATTACAACGCGTATCTATTTGGTGTTGCTACTAATCAAAAAGAAAAGTATCCATTAACTATTGCAGGCAAGGCATACGAAACTGCACTCTCTGATATAAGTTCTAAACAAAAAAACTTTGGTAATGACTTAACAAATCTTATGAATAAGAATCTGCCACCATCAAAGGTTGGTCGTATCGGTCAATTAATATTTAGTTCATTCCGTAATCCATTATGGGCAACATATGAAGATAGAGTAGCAGCGGGAATTGAATCAAAAGAAGTTAATGAGTGGAGAATTGCTAATCCAAATCCATTCTCAACAGGCAAACAAACATCTGACCCATCTGGATTTTTTCAGTTTGAATACGAATTTGTTGCAGACCCACTAACGTGGCTTACTGGCGGTGGCTCTAAGGGATTAGGTTATTCTGAAAAACTAATAAAAAAGTTTAATGATGCTGGTGCTGCTGGTGTTTCAAATGAAATCCGTGTTGCAGACCTTTTCAAGAATGAAAGATTCTCTAGTATTCATTCTCGCTTAATTGATGAGATAAACATCTTACGTTTAGCCAGAACTAATAAAGTAGATAAGAGTGCTGCTTACTTATCGCGAGAAAGAATTAAACAAAACTTTCCACATTATGATAATGATGTTACAATTAAACATCTTCTTGACACTAAAGTTCTTAATAAAGAAGGCGTAGAAGTTAATGTAACAGATTTAGAAACTTTAAAAAGTTTCTTTATTCGTGGTGAAATGATTGATTACATTACACATGGATTTAGAAACAATAT